AAATTCTAATCCCTGCATGAAAGAAAATAATTTTGAAACTGAAGAAGAATACTGGGAATGGGTTAAAGAAATAAGTGAAAGAATGGAAAAAGCAGAAAATAAAACTTTTGAAATTTTAACAGGCATCAGAGGTTTTGAATAAATGGACAGATTTGAAAGATATTTAAAAATGATTGCAGGTGAGAAAATAGAATTGGATTTGGAAGATATATTAAACCTGCTCGCGTTTGGAAAAACAAACGTAGTGGAATTTGAATAAAAGTTTGCCCCTACTTCTAAGAACAACAAACGCAAACCTTTTTAAGTTTGGTTTCTTTTGAAAAGCGGAGCTTTTCAACATTTCCACTCACAAGTTCGTGCCAGTTTTCTTAGAAGATTGTTTTGTGGGATGCCTCAAAACAATCCATTCCAAGCCCAAAATCTCATAAACTATGGGGCTTCCGCCCCACCGCTCCGCTTAGTTTATTGATTTTTGGACTTTTGCTTTATAGGGGCTTCCAGCCCCTTTCCACTGCTCCGCAGTTCCAAACCCAATAGCCAAGCCAGAGGCTTGGGATGGGTTAAAACCCCCCCTGCCCCCCCTTGAAAAGGGGGGGGAATACAAACCAATCCAACAAATTCAGGACAGGAAAGGGAACTCAGTCAGGTTTGCCAAACTCCACCAGCCCAAACCTGCATCTCTTTCCTGCAGAATTCAAGGGATGTTTATAATCTTTGGCAGAACAAAACAAATTAAGCATAAACAACAACAAAGGGGGCTTTCCAAGCCCAGAAGACCGAGGGGGTTCCACCCCCTCAGGAACTCCCCCACAGGGCTCAATCCTTCGCCCTATTTGTGTTCTCCGAACCAAGGTTCTCCGAACAAAGAAGGGGATACCCGCGCTCGCCTACCGCTCGCGCGGAAAGATTTATAAAGGAAAGTTAAAATAGAAAAGTGTAATAATAATAATAATAATAATAACTATATAGTTAATTAACTATATATATATTTAAATAGTTAAATGTTTTAGTTTTTTTATGAAGAGTCAAAAAATATTAAGTTTAGATTTTGAGATAGTAGAAGAATTAAAGAAAATACCAAATGCTTCAAAATTAATTAATGAAATGCTTTTAGATTACTTTAATAAAAATGGGCATTTAAAGAAAAAAGAATTAAAAGATAAATTAGCTCAATTAAATTTAAATAAAGAAAAAATAATTAATGATATGGAAATCTTAGAAAAACAAATTATTTCTATTGAAAAAGAAGAAGCCAGAATAAATGAAACATATAAAAATATTCCTAAAGAAATAATGGAAGATTTTAATTCATTTGATAAAATGACAGCAGACGGATTATTCACAAGATTTAAAAATTTATATTCAAAGAGATTTAAAGATTTAGATTGGTTAGAATTAAAGAAAGCTTTTTATGAATTTAGAGGAATAAAGGAGGAATCAAATGCAAACTAATGAATTTGGATTGTTAGCTTTCTTAGCTTACTTATCTTTGTTATCTTTTTTAACATTTTTAAGTTTATTATAATGAACTCAATATATAAACAAGGAAGAGCAAAAGAATATATGCTTTGTAAGAAGTTAAGAGAAGAAGGTTTTGATATTGTATTTCGTTCTGCTGGCTCTCACTCACCAATAGACATAGTCGCAATAAATATTAATGATAGAGTAATTAAATTAATTCAATCAAAAAGAGTTCTATCTCAAACAATGAATACGGTAAATGAACAACTTAAAGCAAAATTAGAAAAAGAATTTAGTAATCTTAACGCAATATTTAATGTTTACTTTAATGTGATGTAAGCGAATCTCAACACTTTAAAAAATAACTACACATAGGAGTCCACAAAAATTTTTATGGAAAAAAACACAAACTTCGAAGATTTAAAAAATATAAAAAGCATGCTTAAAGTATTACCAAACGAAGCAGGAGCAATAAACGAAGAAGATTTAAAGGAGATATTTAAACAAAATGACTGAATACGATTTAAACCAACCATGGCTCACACTTGACGACTGGCAGAAAGAATATATAAATACCCCAGCGGAACAAGATTGTTTTTTACTTTCAGGGAGACAATGCGGAAAAACGACAGCGATGTCAATAAAAGCCGTAGAACTATGCGTTAAACACTTCTCAGAGGGCGAAATTGTCTTAATTTCTTCTTTAACTGAAAGACAGGCGCAAATGATGTTAAAAAAGGCGCAAATCTACGCAGAAGCAAAATATAAAAATAATGTTGATAAAACGCGCGACAATAAGCCGACAATGCACAGAATAATTTTTAAAAATGGAAGTGGGATTTTATGTTACGCAGCAGGAGAAGAGGGAGACAGCACGAGAGGTTACACGGTTAAAAAATTAATGGTAGATGAGGGCTCTCGTATGGATGAACTTTATTTTGTTTCAGCAATTCCGACGATTTCAGTTTCAAAGGGAAGCATAGATATAGGAAGCACACCAGCAGGAAAAAGAGACAAAGAAGGCAACGAAAAGTTTTTTTATCGCTGTTCAAAAGACGAGCATTTTAAAAAATTCTATATTTCAGCTGAAGATTGCCCAAGACACACAAAAGAATTTTTACAAAGAGAAAAAGAAAGAATGTCAAAACTTCAATACGCGCAGGAATATTTAGCGCAGTTCTTAGACGAATTAAAAAGGGTTTTCGACGAAGAATTAATTAAAAAAATTTGTGTAGGAAAACGAAGAGATGAAGTTTTAAAAAATAGAACTTATTACATCGGAATTGATGTTGCAGGATTTGGAAAGGACGACTGCACTTATGAGGTTTTTCATAAAACAGATAACGAAAAATTAATACAAGTTGAAAACATCATAGAAAAAAGAAATTGGACTACGGACACAACAAAAAGAATTTTACAATTAAATGAAACTTATAATTTTAAAAAAATAGGCGTAGATGACGGAGGCGTGGGCTTCGGTGTTTTCTCTGAATTAATGAAAGAAGAAAAAACAAAGAGAAAAACCTACGCTTTAAATAATGCGTCGAGAACGATTGACAAAGACGGAGAGAAAAATAAAAAATTATTAAAAGAAGAAATGTATTTAAATTTATTATCACTGATGGAGAATAACAAAATCATTCTTTTAGATGATGATGAAGTTAAAGATTCTCTGCGTTCAATTCAGCACGAAGATGAGAAGATTTACGGCTCAAATTCGCACATAGTTGAAGGAATTATAAGAGCGTGCTGGTTGGCGTCAGAAGACAAAAGTTTAAAACCTTTCATTCGTATATTTTAATGTCTTCACGGACGATATAGGCCGCGCGGAGCAATCCTCGGTCTATTTATAATAAAAATGGGTTCAGTAATTTTACAAAAAAGAATAGGAGCAGAAGACATAATAAATGGAGATTATGGAGCATTAGATTCTAATACTGCTGACGCTGCATGGAATAATATAAACGAGGGAAATTTCTCATCAACAGGCCCAATAACAATAAGTATACCTGTTACAACATTAGGCGCAGGTGTAAGTTATGCTGTGGATGAAATAAGATTAAGATTGAAAAAAACAGCAGAACAAACAGGAACAATAACCGTGCAATTAAATAGTATGTATGCAGAAATTGATATAGAAGAATTATCGACGGATTTTGAATGGGTATCAATAAAAAATATAGAAGGGAACAGAATTATTTCTGGAGATGTAACTTTAACAATTCATTCAGCAACAGGTGGGATTTTTTGGGTAGATTATATTGCAAACGCATTAGGTAGTGCTACAACATACTGGGACACTATTGGATATGCACTTCAAGACACATCAAGCGGAGAATATTTTACCAACGCATCAGCTTTACAATTTGAAATCTTAGGGGGAACTTGGGATATAAGTTTATGTACTTATAATGAATATTTAAGAAAAGTTGGAGTAAACGCAAGCGATACATCAAAAACAGTGGAGTTCGCTAGAGATGTTTGCAAACAAGCAGAATGTACATTAAACGCAAGAACTAAAAAAAATTGGAGCACAATTTATGATAGTTTATCAGATGATTTAAAAGAAATTTTAAACCGTATTGTTTCAAATCTCGCAGCAATGGAAGGAATAAACGCAGATATGTCAGGATTCTCATCGAGATTGGAAGCAACATCAATGATAGACTATTTAAGATGGGGAACTGAAAAATTAACTAATGAGTTAAAGAAAGAAGATTTGAAGAATTTTATAACTAATCCTGATTAAAAACATTTAAATACATAATTCTACATTAATTTACATGGCTACAGACAGAACAGGAAATTTAACAGATTACGGAAGTCAGACATTATTAAAGCCATCAGAGATGAACGATTTCTTTACTTACACTTCTAAAAACACTGACGGCTCAATAGGGCACGAATATCGTTACACTCCAAATTGGACGAAATGGCACGGAATTTATAGAGTACTACCAGAATATAAAGCAATGATTAATAAATTCGCATCGTGGACTTTTGGAAGAGGAATAAAAGCAGACAAGAAAAATAAAGAAAAGTTAGATAAAATAAAAGGAGCAGGAAAAGATTCGCCGAGATTAGTTTTAAAAAATCTTTGGAAAACTGCGATGATTTGCGGAGATTCTTTTGCGGAAGAAGTTAAAGACAAGCAGGGAAGATTGACAAATTTAAAGCCGTTAAATTCAGGAGCAATGACAATAGTTACTGACGAATACGGAATTATAAGTCATTATGAATATGGAGATGATAATAAAAGATTTGAAGTAGATGAGATTTTTCATTTATCTTACGAAAGAATAGCAAACGAAACTCACGGTATTCCTTTCGGCGAAGCATTAGAAAATTTAATTTACGCGAGAAATGAAGGGCTGGAAGATTTAAGAGTTCTTTATCACAGAAATATTAAGCCGATTCATTGGATTGAAGTAGAAACAGACGACCAAACAAAACTAAGCGCAATGGAAGCGAAAGTAAATGAAGCTTACAAAAAAACAGAAAATATTTTAATTCCAACAGGAGTGGTAAAAGAAATAAAAACACAAAGCACATCTTTCCAAAATTTAGATTCTTTAAATTATATTAAATTTTTAGTTAGACAATTTGTAACTGCTTGCGGAATGCCAGAGATAATAATGGGCTGGGGAGAAGGGGTGACAGAAGCTTCGGCTAAAATAATTTATTTGGCGTTCCAGCAGGAAATAGAAGATATGCAAATGTATAACGAAGAAATGATTTTACTACAATTAAATATTAAAATAGAATTAGAGTTTCCAGTAGATTTAAGCACAATGGGAAACGAAGGACAGGGGGCAACAAATCCAAACTCATTTAAGAAAGACGGAAATAAAATTTAATGGCTAATCAATACACAAAGGCAAAATTAATCTCACAGCAAAATAGAAAAGAAATATTTTGGAATATTATAAACGCTTTATTAGTTGGAGGTGTATTTTTCTTAGGAAGTTTATCGTCGGGAACTTTGTCATTTCAAGGAATATTTTTTGGATTAATAACGGCAATGGCAGTAGCATTAACGAAATTTCAAAAATACTGGGCAAAAGAAGAAAAAGAATATTGTAAATTATTATTTAACATTGTGGGATAAAGTTTTTTTCTCTCCGTCGTTCCTCAGGGTTCAAAAAACTTTTAGGGAAAAATTATTATCAATGCATTAAATCTTAAAGTTACGAAAGATATTTAAATGATAGTCGTGTAAATAGTTTATGGCTGGGGAAGAAGATAATAAAAGTGCTGAGGGTGAGCAAAAAAGTGCTGATGAAACGATTGAAGAAAGTCCAATAGAGCAGGCAAATAAAGCAGCTGAAAGATTGGAGAAAGCAAACGCAGAACAAAAAATTCTTTTAGCAAAACAAGAAAAGATTCTCGCTGATGCAAAACTGCAAGGGAGAAGTCTTGTAGGACAAAAACAAAAAACAGAAGAAGATATATTTAATGAAAAAGTGAAAAAAGAAGCAGACGAAATAGTAAAAGCATTTAATTAAAAAAATGAAAAAACTAAATATGGAAGAAAAAAAAGAGATAGTAGATGAAAGAGCTGCTTTAATAGAAATGTATAAAGCTGGATTCCTCGACGGAACAACACCAAAACCAAGAAGTAAAAAAGATTTTGAAGAATTAAATAAAAGATATAAAAAAGCATTCTTTAAAAGATTTGGAAAGAAAATAATTAAAGAATTAAAAAAGAAAAAATAAAATGCACTTATATTTATTTGTTAGGGGGAAAATAACACAAGTTGAGGAATGGGTGGCTCACGCTCAAACTGCTTACTGGAAATGGAGAAGAATAAACAACAAAACAGGAAAGGAAGAGGTTATATTAGTTCAAGGAGCACTGCGTCCGTCGGTGTTGGGAGCTTATGAGTATGTCTTTCCTAAAGAGGCTTTGGCTGAGGTTTGTAGCTTTTTTGGTATTAAGTCAAATGCGTCGTATGGATTTGGAAAAATTGGGCTGGAGACAAGACATTTCGCTTTAAGAAAAATCTTTGGAGCTAAAAAAATTCCAAAAGAAATTTTAAAAGAAGCGGAAAAAATACCCCCAACATTTACTACTGCTGAATTTGAGAGAGGATGTTCTAATTGTATTATTGATGGTGTGGGTGTTCATGTTATTGGAATTAAAGACGACGATTACAGACTTTTTAAAGATAGTAATTACATTCAAGAGGCATTATGATAAGATTATTAATTGATTTAGACGCTGACTTCATGCTTTTTTATCTTTGTAGTCTCGCAACAATAGGAGTTATTATTAAATTTTATCAAATTTTTATTAAAGAAAGAAAAAGTTAATCGGTGAAGCGAAAAACAAAAAGTATTTAAATAACCTTTTTCTAATTACGGCATGGCAAGAGAGGCAATATTAAGAGACACTAAACCTTTAATTTCTCGTAGATATGATTGTGCTACTGGAACTGGAATAGCAAAGGGATGTTTTCTTAAAAATGCCGACGCTCACACTGCTTCTGCTTCTACTGGAACAGGCGACCCTTTCTGTGGTTTTGCTCATGCTGATGTTAATAAATCAACTGAC